CCTTATCCGAGCTTTGCAAGGATATGGGATTAACTGACAAGGCATTGGATGAGCTGAGTGAAATCGGCGCACAAGGTCTTGCCACCGATGCCTCTGATGAGGACATCAAGAAAGCAGCGGATTCTCTCGTTCCCTATGCTAAACTCATGCAGGGTGAAATCACGAGGAAGACACGCAAGTCAAACCACAATCAGACTCCGAAATCCGATGGAGAGGGCGGAGATGAGGGTGAAGGTGATGATGCTATCGCTCAGGCTATTGCCAAGCAGCTTGCACCATTCAAGGAGCAGCTCGAAAATCTGCAATCTGAGAATGATGCTCTGAAAGCTGAGAAAGCAAAGGGCGAGCGTTCCGCACTCATCGCAGCAGAAGCCAAGAAACTCGGAATCCCTGAGTACCTGATGAAACGTATCGCTATCGCTGATGATGCAGACATCGCAAAAGAACTCGCAGATTTCAAACAGGACTTGGTGAGCAACAATCTGATGCCAAAGGATGCAGCGTCAGAAACAGGGCAGAAAGAAGATGCCATGAAAGCCGATGCAAAGGCTTGGGCAGAATCTCTCCCGAATAAGTAAGCATCCGTAATTATTCACCCTTTAATTCGCAGTAAACAATGGCTATCGAATTTAAGAAAACGGCTGTCAAAGGACACACTCCTGAGATTTGGCGTGGCGAATGTAAGATGCTGCCTGGCGGATTCAAGCCGAAGAATAACATCGCAAACGGAACGGTGCTTCATCGTGGCGTTCTCGTTGAGGTGAACTTCGATGAGATGAGCGCAGCAGTTATCAAGCTCGCAAAGGTTCTTGCAGGCGGCACGACCTCTAAGGCTCGTGTTGCTAAGGGTCATCTTTTCGCAGCGGGTGATGTGGTAGCAAAGGTAGGAAAGACCGATAAGTCTGTTTCCATCTCTACTATCGACACATCGAATGCAGATTACGATGTCCTCAATCTCTCTGCTGCCATCACAGGTCTGACTACCAATGATGTTCTCATCGAGTCTCGTGATTACGGCTATATCGATGCAACCTCCACCACGGAAGGCGCATTGAAGATTGTCGAGTCAAATCCCTCTGATGGGCAGATTGCTCTCGCAAGCGTAACTCCTTACCTCGGAGAAAAGACCCTCGCTGCAAACGATTATGTCGTTTTGCAGACCGCAGGCTCAAAGTACACTCCGAATATGGTAAACGGAGCAGTGAAAGAATTTAACGGCAAAGGTCTCCCGACCATCGATGCAGCTTTTGAAGCAGTTGTACTCTATCCGAGTCTGAGCTTCCCTGTGCTGCCTGAGTGGTTGAACGGCTGCTGCCTCAAGTCTAACCCGAACATTCTGTTCATTAAGCAGTAATCACTATGCCTGAATTTCTTTATTCTTCGATTTTCGGCGAACTGACTAAGAATGTTCAGATTCGCTTCGATGCTGCCTCTGAGCTGAATAAGCAGCTCTTTGACAACATCATCTTCGAGCGTTTCATTGATTGGGATGTTCCTACCGTTGGTCTCGACTTCGAGGAGCTGATTGGTCAGTATAACATCACGGTCGCTGCTCCTACCATCGGCACAGATGCTAAGGAGGCTATCCTCGGAACTGAGGGTATGGAGACGCTGAAAGAGACCATCCTGAACCATGCCATCACTCTCCCGATGACGGTCAAGGATTATCGTAAGGTGCTGCAAATCCTCGATTCCAAGTCTCTGCCTGACAAGGTAAAGACTCAGCAGCTCATCAAGCTCATGTGGGGCGATGTTGAGACGGTCGTTAAGTCTGTTCTCGGCAAGCTCGACCTCATCTTCTGTGGCGCACTCTCCAATGAGGGCAAGTTCACTCTCGATGAGACAACCAACCCTGAGGGCGGTGCTCGTGGCTTGATTAACTTCAATCAGCCTGCCGACAACATCGCTTCGGCAAGCACTCAGTGGACGGATGCCAACATCGAGACGGTTGACTGCTTCGAGGATATTCAGGGCATCATCGATGCCGCTCAGGATAAGGTGGTATTCTCTAAGATTCTTTGCGCTCCTGCACTTATCTCGTATATGTGCCGCAGCAAGAAGATGAAGCAGATGATTCACGGCACGGACAAATCTTCTAAGATTGTTCAGTTGAAGGACATCAATGCTTACATGGAGGAAAACTCCTTCCCAATCTTCGAGCCTATCCGCCGTCAGGTTCGTATTCAGAATGGCACTCAGCGCACTCCTTACAATCCTTGGAATCAGAAGAACATGGTCTTCATTCCTGAGGGCAAGCTCGGTCTCGTTAAGAACGCTTGGGCGAACAACGAGCTGAAGCCTGAGGCAGGAGTTGCGTACTCTAACTATGGAAGAATCCGAGTATCTCAGTGGGGCGTTGGCGAGACTCAGGGCAGCAATGGCGTTGAGTTCACCAAGGCAGAGGTTCTCGCACTTCCTGTTATCACAGAGATGAATGGTATCTACACCCTCAAAACTCAGAACTAATCGATGAAGAATTCAGTCGCATTGAGGAATCTGTGTAACGCTATCGCCAACACATTCTATCCCGATAACGCAACCATCGACCTTGCTCTGTTCAACGAGGGCATCGAAGCAGAGGCAGAGGCTACTCCGAAAGATGAAAAACTCTTTCGGATAGCCGTGTCTCTTGTGATGGGATATGTAGAGGGTAGCCGTTCTGAGAATGGCGTTTCTACTTCTGTCATGCCCGATACAGTCGAAAAGAGCATCCGTTATTGGTGCAATATCTATGGTCTCGATGCTGACGAAATTCTGAGCGATTATCTCCGAGTTATGGAGGATGGCTCTAAACTATGGTAGTATGAGGTATAACGGACATCTGAAAGCTCTGATTGTCTCAGAGGGCGAAGATTCGGTCAATGAGTATGGTGAGCCTATCACAGGCGAGCAGGAAAGTTGGGGCGAAGAAATCCCTTGCTCTATCAAGACGAATAGCGATACCCGATTAGGCAAATATGAGGATGGCGAGTTTCGGCAAGCATCATTCCTCATCCTGATTGAGATGTCGGAATTCGATGCAGTCCGCATCAAGTTAGAGCGATTGGGCGAAGACCTCGGCGAGCATCGGGTGATGTCTGTTGAGCCTCTTACGACCGTAGGGAGAATTCAGATAATGGTGTAATATGGCAGTCGTAACTCAGACACATGGCAAATATAAAGGAATCATCGTCAGTAAGACCGATATGCGAAAGCTGAGGTCGGAATTACAGGCGAAGATGAAAGATATTGCCGACCTGATAATAGAGCAGCTCTCTTTCATCGGAGAGGAATGTATCAGGATAGCTCGTAAGAATGGCAGCTATAATGACATCACAGGAAATCTGAGGTCATCCATCGGATATGTGATACTCTATGATGGAAAGCCTGTTCAGCAGGGAGCGAGTAAGCAGTATAGCGGAGAGAAAGGCAATGGAGAGCAGGGTGCACCTGCTGCCGAAGCTCTACTTCAAAAGCTGCAAGCGAAATTCCCCTGGGGCATCGTCCTCATCGTCTGTGCAGGAATGAACTATGCGGCTTATGTCGAGAATGTTCACCATAAAGATGTACTCACTTCCGCAGAGCTGAAAGCGGAGAGTTTGATGAAGCAACTATTAAACGGAATCATTACATCGAAATGATAAAGAGTGAAAAACAGATTGAACGAGACTTCTTTTCTTTCGTCAGTCAGAGCGTTCTCGGTCAGGGTATCAGGGGGAAGGTCTATCGTCCTGAGATGCGTCCTGCCAATGCTAAGACTGAGGATTTGATTGTGAAGTTCCTCGCAGGTCTCGATGAGCAGATACAGAGCGGAGTCGTTCTCCTGAATATCTATGTGCCTGATGTGCCATTCGGCAAGGATGGGCGCAAGGTAGAGGATTTGAGCCGTGTAGAAGCTCTCGAAACGCTCATTCAGCAGTTCATCGATGAGAATGATGATACCGAGTATTGGATGCAGACAGATACCTCTCCTACCTCCATGAAGATAGAGGGAATAGAGCAGCATCTCATCACTGCAAGAATTAAGTTTAATCGTTTAGCACAATAAGATTATGAGCAAGATTATCATGTCATGGTCGAAGTGTAAGATTGAGGTCGGCAAGACAGGCGCAGATGATGCGATGGCTGCTGAACTGACCGACATCGGCGTTATCAACGACAAATCGACCACAATGTCCGCAGAAGATGGCGAGACATTGACCGCAACTGCCACAGGCGGCGTAGTAGTCGCAGAGGAAGAGGGCGAGCCTGTAATCTCCATCACGACCCGAGTAAAGGAAATGTCCTTTGCGGTCGAGACCCTGTTCACAGGCGCAGTCGCTTCCAGTGATGAGCTGACCGTCAAGACGAATATCGTTTCTGATGATTTCTCAATGAAGCTCACTCCGAAGAATATCGGAGCGGTCGGCATCAAGGCTCGCCGTACTCATGTATCGTTCCGTCCTGGCTCGTCTGAGGAAGAGGGTCAGTATGTGGACTTGACTTTCAAGATTCTCGCTTGCGAGGATGGTGAGCTTTATAAGAAGTTCAAGGTCAAGGCTGCCGATTGGGCGACCCAATAACGGCACATCCTAAT